AGCTCTCGCTGATCGTCGTCAAAGTCCCATCGCTCGAGCGTCTCCTGGGCCCGACCGGGCAGCTTCGACCATCCGAACCGGCCGTCGTCGTGATTCGAGCCCAGGCCTCCGACCCGCTTCTTGTAGACGATCTCGTGGAGACTGAATCCGTAGACGAGAAACGAGAGCACCCCGGCCAGCGTGTCCGTCCAGCTCTCGGACATGTCGTCGCGGCACGACTCCAAGAAGGCCGCCTTCTCAAGGTCGATCGGTTGCTCACCGGCCGGCTCTACACGCCAAGGCACCTGGCGCATGAGCATCTCGACTGCAAACAGCACGGCCCCCACCGTCGGATCGTTCGAGGACATCTGCTCGTAGACTCGCAGCGCCTTTCGGCCGCGGAGCTGCGGCAGGAATTCCTCGTCGACGATGCCCGAATAGATCTTCAGGCCAGTGGTGCCAAGCTCTTGCTCGTCCTGCTTTCGCATCAGGCCGCCCCTTCGCTAGATCGAATGGTATTCCGTCGTTCGATCCGCTCCCACCAGGCCCCGGAGCTTCGTGAGCGGGAAGGCCCCAAGCTCGTCGGAATCCATGAGATGCCGGATGGCCCAGACTAGCGCGTCCATCCTGTCGGGCGAATCCTCACCCTGGCCCGGCTCCCAATTGCACATCTGATCTTCGAGATCATCGAAGCCGCCGACGTGATGGCCGCGGCCCTGCTCGTAGAGTGCGGCCACCGGCTCAGCGCGCGGCCGCTTCCCTCGAGAGGCCCACACCAACTCGTAGGGCAGATCCTTCTCGACGGTTTCGATGACCGTGCCGATCATGTCGCCGCCGTTGTTCTTCTCCCCGATGATCGCGTCGGCCTCGTACTCGTGGTACAGGTAGATGGCCTTGGCTGCCCATTCCAGCGGCCGGTAGCGCCCTGATCCGTCGTCGAGCACGTAGAAGTGCGACACCGCGCTGCCGTTCTCGCGCAGGTTGGCCCGGCCCACGACCACGATGCCGGTTTCGTTGCTTCCGTCCTCAGCGCTCATGGCCGGGTCGATGGCCACAGCGATGACCGCGAGCTTCGGCAGATCGTAGAGAGGGGTCTTCAGGCCCGTGGTGGGATTCGTATCCCAACCGATCGGCCGCAACCGATGGGCGTCGATGTCCGCTCGCTTCCAGATCGCGCCGTCGGCCTCTTCGAGCAGCTCAGCGTACAGCTCTTGGCGGCCGAGCGACGTGCCCTCGTACCGAGAGATGATCTGCGTCCTGAAGGCCGGAGCCAGATTCGCGATGTTGTCGTAGGTCGATCCGCGCGTGACCACCGTCGTCGGCTCGGCCAGGAGATCGCGCAGGAACTTCCTCGGCCTGGGCGTGGTCGTGGCCACCACCCTCGGGTTCTCACCGGCTCGAAGTGTCAGCAGCAGATTGCTCCACGCATCGACGTACTTCCAGGCGGCCAGCTCGTCGACCCAGGCCCCGTCGTGCTCGGGGCCTCGGAGCAGCTCGGGCTCCTCGGCCGTGAAGATCGTAGCTACCGCAGACTCCGCTCCTACCGCTATCTGTCCGGCCGGGGCCACCCCAGCTTCGGGACGAGGCCAGGTCAGCCGCCGGACCGAGGGTTGATATTGCGGCCGTTCGCCGGGCGGTGAGATCGCGAGCACCCCAGACTCGCCTTCGATCATCACGTCCCGCGCATCGCCCCGGGTCCGGGCGACGAGCGCGAGCCTGCGGCATTGCTCCGTCTTGACTACGTGTCGGACCCACTCGCCCCCCGAGCGAGTCTTGCCGAATCCGCGCCCGGCCATGATGATCCACACCGACCAATCACCGTCGGGTTCGAGCTGCTCGGGCCGGGCGTGCAGGGACCAGTCGTAGAGCGGCTCCAAGTAGGCGTCGTAGTCGCCGTCTTCAAGGGTGTCCAGCCAGGCCTCAACATCTTCCAGGCCGATCTTCATATCGTCGAAGTCTTGCAGGAGGTTCTCGCTAATCGGAACACTCCTTCACGACGGCCGCTCCCTTGAACACTCCGCGTCGGCCCGGCCCGTCGTCTGCGATGGCCGAGATGACCACGCGCTCCCCGACGACGAAATCGACGACATCATCCACGTTTCCCTGGTAGAGGCCGTCTGCGACGTGAGCCAGCGACATCGGCCACGACTGGCCCGTAACTTCCGTCACCCCGTCGGCCCGATAGATCGTGGCCGTCACCGTCGCGGTAAGCACGGGCGTCACTTCGTCCGTCTCGGTCAGCAGCAGGCCCAGCGTGTTGTCGCTCAAGAGTTTGAAGACGAACTGAGCCACCTCGGCCTCCTAGTTGACGATGAGCTTGCCCTTCAGTGTTGCATCCACCGACTCGGCCCCGAGCGCTGCGGGGGTGACGCTCATTCGTGCGGCCAGCGCAGCAGCGACCATCGGGCCTTCTGACTGAAGCACGGCTGCGAGTATCAGCGTCCCGGCCAGGACCGGAGTCACCGAGAGGATGCCGCGCAGGAAGGTGAAGGGCGTCCCGCCCGTCATCGAATCCCCGACGACGCCCATGATGACGTCGGCCGCGTTCTTGGCCTGTCCGACGAGCGATCCGGTTACCGGCATCAGGGCCGCCTGCGCTCACCGATCGAGTTGATGAGCGGATTCACGTTGTTGATGGCCGCGCCCGTGTCGACGTCGTAGAGATCGAGCGCATCCTGAAGGGCGCCGATCATAGTGTAGTGTTCCTCGGTCCACGGGTCGGTGGCCTTGTTGATCTTGATCGTGCCGCGCAGATGATCCTCGACGTCGCGCAGCAGCTTGCCGATGCTGCCCGCGATCATGTGAGCCACCGACATGCGATCCCAGACGGTCGATGTCGGGATGTCGATGCGCGAGCCCTTGACCACGTTGTCCGAGACTGCGGCCGAGCCGCCCGAGAGATCTATCACTTCGCCGTAGCCGTACAGCTCGATCCATCCAGCGTCGACCGTCGCTTCGAGAGTGAGCCGGCCACCGGCCATCGAGATCCCGACGAGATTCGCGGCCGCGACGTTGCGAACGACGATGTTCCCCGTCACCGGGCCGGCGAGAAAGATCGTGTTGATCCCACCATTCTGCAAGTCGACGACGGAGCCCGGAATCAAATCCTGGCTCGCGAGCCTCAAACACTGAAGTGTCTTGGCTGAGGCCACCTTGATCTCGCCAGAGATGCCGCAGTCGTTGAGGATGCCGTGGAGATCGTTGACATTGGCGAGCGTACACTCCTTGGCGCTGACTCGGCCGTTCATGTCCCCGATGATGCCGAGGCGGTAGAACTGCGCGCCTGCCGTCGAGGCCGGGGCCGTGAACGTGATCCGATCGTCGCCAGGCTCGACACCCTCCCACCCCCAATCGGGATGGTCGACGGCCGTCGCATAAGCCCCGTGGAGCATGTAGCGTTCCAGGCCTTCCCGGTTCGCAATCACCAAGCCGTTGACGAGATCCGTGACCCGATCGGCCTTCGGCTGCGTCCCGATCGGATAGAGCGTTCCGGCCTGGCCGTTCACCGCGTCGACATGGACGTAGCCGTCGAAGAGGCTCTTGGCCGAGATGTCGGGGAATCCACCGACGACGAACTTGTCGGGATGAGTTCGCCCGCCGGCCGTGCGAGTCATGATGTAGAGATACTCGGTCCAGACCGTCGGAGGCGTAGTGATCTGGCTCGTGTCCCAGGCGTACACGCCGGTCGCGAAGATCTCCGTGCAGAGCGTGGCGTTGACGGCCACAGCCGACAAGTCGCTCAGGCGATACACAGCGATGTTGATGTCGGCCGCGCCTGGGGTGAACACGCCGAGCGCGACCGGGAATTCCCCGTATTGCTGCGTTGTGTAGCGGCCACTCATCCGCGTGCGATCCCCGCCTCAAAGGGAGGCTGTTGCGTGTCGATCGGGAAGTCGGCCTCGAACTTCTGGCGCAGGTCAGTGATGGCGTTTACAAATCGATAGTTCGCGCCGCTGACATGTATCCGGTGTGTGGCAGTGATGTCCCGCTGGAACACCAAGAAAAACGATGTGGCCACAGTAAGTCGCACCGGATCACCGCTGCCGTCCACGATGCGGCCTGAGGCGTCCGTAGTGAAGGGTGAACCCGGGACCTCCACTTCACCCAAGACGGTGCTCTTCTGCCAGAGCCGTACAGTCAACCCCTGGATCGGCACGGGGTCGATACCGGCGCTGGTACGTTCGACGAATCTCGGATCAAACGTGTAGACTATGGTTCCCAGTCCAGCACTCGGAATGTTGAACAGCTCGGCCAGCACGTAGTTCTCGCGCGGATCGATAACGGTTAACGTCCCGTTGAGTAGCGTCCACATCGGGCTCGGAGCGTCCGCGCTCTTCAGCAGACCTTCGATGCTGCCGACCCCGGTCACGACGCCCGCGCCGCCGCTCCCCGCGTCGAGAAGGTTCGCAACGTCATGCGCACCGAGGACAATAATCGCTTGGCGCAACGGTGAGAAATACGCCAAGCCGTCTGACCGAATCCCCGTCGTCACAGGGCCGTAGTCCAGCGCGATGGCCGAATCCATGAACATCGCCGCGACAAGATCTAGCTCCATATTCCCAATAGCCAGCTGCGAATCGCTATGAAACACCGAGCCGCTGAGGCCGATGCCGCTCTTCCCGCCCGTGTCGATGGGGAAGTCCCACCCGAACATCGCTGAGCCGTGGCTCGCGCCGAACCGATCGGAGCCGGCCCGGCCCAGAGCTAGCTTGAAGTCTTCTCCGGCATCTCCGGCCGCTCGCCGAATGCTCGCATCGTATGGCCGCTGGTGCTGAGCGAAAGCATCGCGCTGATTCATGACGATGACTTCATCTTCGGGCAGCCACACGCTGTCGGTCGCGCCCGTGCGCGTGACCTCGATCAGCGACGTTCGCGGCATGTAGACGGTCTTCTGCACTCCGCCGGTGAGCCCGCCCGACTGAAAGCTCGGCCACGAGAGCGGGTGACCCGCGGCGATCGCTGCGGCCGTCACGGTCGCCTCGTCGGTGATGAGCAGCGACAGCGGATAGTGACTGACTGTCACTGTGCCATCCGGCCCGCCGGCCGTGAAGAGCTGAGCGGCCTCGTCGATCGTCTGCACGTCCAGGTTGTCGTTGTCGGGCACGTGCTCGACGATGAAGAATCCCGTGTTGGCCGCGCTCAGCTCGATGAAGGCGACGTCGCCCGGCACGACTCCGTTCATCAGGAAGCCCGCACCGACGGCCCGGATGCGATTGTCCGCTACCCACGCTCCGGTGACGGCCACCGACGCCACCTTGTTTCGCGGGTCCTTCCAGACCTTCGCGCTGCCTCTGTTGCTGGTAGGCGTAAACGTGAAGTGGACGATGAGCCGCGTTTCGAGCGGGATCTCCAACACCGTGAAGAAGCCGCGATTCACCGGAAGGCCGCCCGTCACCTCGCCGACGTCGCCCGGGGCCACGAGCACGGTTTGAAACAGCGCCGAGGAGCAGTCAATGATGCCGTTCGCTGCGGGGTTCGTGGTGATGGCGATCGTCCCGGTGGCTGAGGCCGTGTTCGACTTCCCCGCCCACTTGCCGAGTAGATCGACGACGTAGGACACTACCCGAGCCCCTCGATCTCGGAGGTCAACTTGTCAATGTTGCGGCCCCACGCTGTGGCCGACGCGACGCCCTGTCGCCTTCCACTCTGCAACGTCTTGAAGATCGCCTCCTCGGCCTCCGTCCGGGCCAGGTCTGCGAGCCGCGCAATCTCAGCGTCGACATGAGGCCGCATATCGATCAGCAAGTCTCGCGCGGTTTGGAGCTGCGAGCGCGCGGCCGTCAACTCGGCCCGCCGAAGATTGGGGTTCGCGTGGAAGGCGTAGACCGCTGCGCTGCGGAGAATGTGGCTCGCTCGCTCGACACCGATGCGGGTGACCCAGAAACCAACGTCCGCGTAGACTGCGCCCGCCGGCACAAGGCCGGTCGCGATCAGCTCGTCGAGGAACAGGGTTGCGGCTGTCGTGACGTCCGCGTCTTGGTGGCCTGCTGCGACTGCGGCCGCTCGCATGTTGGCGGTCGTCGATCCCGGGTTGGCGAGAACGTAGGCGACGATGAAGCGAAATAAGGTCTCCACGACTCCCTCTCACACTGGCAAGGGTTGAAGCGACATACCGAGCAGAAGCCGGACGGCAGCAGTTGGCTGAAGCGCGGAGCGTACCAGACTGTGGTCGACTCAGGCTGTAGCAGCCTCAAGGCGCCTGGCCTGTCGGGCACGTCGCTTGCGGGTTCGCGTCGCTGCGCGCTTCGCTGCACGTCGAGCCTCCTTGGTCGCGTCGTACTTTCGAATCACCCCCAGGTTGAACCGCACCCGGTCGGCCTGGGCCTTCTCGGCCGCCTTCTTGCGATCGAACGCGGTCTGCATCGCATCGGCGTTCGCGATCAGCTCCTCGAGCCTGTCCAGGTTGGGCTGCCTATCCATCCAGATCCTCCCCGTTGCCGCCGGGGCCTGCGGGCTCGACGACGACGGGGCCAGATGCTCCCTCGGCCTCACGTCGCTTCTTGGTGATGTAGGCCTTCAACTTCCTGCTCAGCAGCGCGCGGCGCTCCGACGAGACGCGGATCGGGCCGCCGTCCTGGCCGGTGACTTCGAGCTGCTTGAAATCTCGCTGGCCGAGCTCTTGCTTGCCGAGCCACATGAGCATCGACGGATTCCCGTTGATGGCCGACCGCATTTGGCCGAAGCGGAGCGACATCCGCATCGTCGCCCGGCCGCGGTCGTAGGCCTCCTTGAACTCGGCCTCGTCGCGCAGGCGGCGCAGGATCGTCGATCGAGAGACGTCGAACAGACAGGCCATGTCCTCGTGGGTCATCCCTCGCGAGGCCAGGCGCTCCACACTGTCGAGATCGAAGACGAATGGCGGCCGTCCCCCGAGGGCCGTGGGCACGTCGCCGGTCTGGGCCGATGCTGTTCTCGGGTCGGTGAGAGCGGATGTCGGCTCGTCTGCGGCCATTGGGCCCCCGCCTTACAAGAGGGTGTCAAAACCCGGCCCTGGCCTCCTTGGGGCAGTCGCGCATCGTTGAACATCCTGCCCGATTCGCTGAGGCGTAGTCAAGCGGCCGGACTCCACTCTACGCCAGTTAAATCGCCTCCGCAGGGGCCAAGATGCTCCACTCAGGGTCACTCTGGGCCAGTCATCAGCCTGGACGGTATTCATGCGCGCTCGGTGGGTCCCGGCGAAGGCTCGGGGTTGAGCGACTTTGGAGGGCCCGCTCGAGTTCGCGAAGGTCGCGCTCGGCGAACTTCAGGCGGCTCCCTCGGAGATCTCGGGCCGGGGTTCGGATGGCCGCGATCCAACCCCACCGATGCCACTTCAGCAGCGTCTTCCGATGCACGCCCAACCGCGATGCAGCCTGGGTGGTAGAAAGACGTCGATCTGCTCCGGCCATGTCACCTCCTCCGGCCGTTGACTCGAGACCACCGATGGCCGTGCAGGCCGATCCAGATTTCGTCCCTCGATTCGGCGATCAGAGTGCGGGCCTTCCACTCTGACCACTGGCGCTCGGTGCGCTTCCATCTGCGGGTCGCGGCCAGGGCCACATCGCCGTACCCGCCGACGTCTTCGAACAGGTAGAGGAGCAGGTAAAGGCGACGCTGCCAGAGCGTCAACCGCGAGAGCGCGGCCCCGTAGGTCGCGAGCACATCGAAGACGCGGCCGCCGCGCACCCTCGAGCGCTCAGCGAAATCCCCTCGGATCAGCACGGTCGGGCGCGACGTCCACGGCTTCCCGCAGTCCGCACACGTCCAGAACGGGGTGGCCAGGCCTTCCTCCTCGACGTAGGACTCGGCCCGGTGCGTTGAATCGCAGAATTCGCAGATCGGTTCGTGGTGGAAGCCTCGCTCAACAACCGGATCTTGGGCCGCCGGGGAGCTGAGGCGCTGACGGAGTGCCAGCCAGGTAGGGAGAACATGGTCGGGATGGGTCGGCGCGGCCACGGGCCGCAGGGTACTACTCTACTCCACTCCGCTCAAGCTGAAAAAGGAAACGCCCCGCTGGGACTCGTGAGAGTTGGAAACCGCGAGGCGCTTCGGAACGGAATCTGACCGCTGCCACCATAGCACAAGCCGCCCCGACGTGGTGGTGCCGGGGCGGCCTCGGAGCTCAGATTCGCGAGTTGGCTGTCTCGCGGCGCTGGGCTACCAGCGCGGGGCCACTGTACCACAGAATCGAGTGGGTCAACCTGCCTCGGGCGGATTCCCCGGCTCCGGCCCAGCGAGCACGTCCGGGTAGCGGGCCTGGATGGCCAGCGCTGCCATCACGAACAGCTTCGCCGACGTCTCGACGAACACTACCGAGTCGCCAAGCTCGATCGCGAAGGCGACGGACACCCCTCCGCTCGTCATCCCACCGGGCAGTACAGCTATTCGAAGCGGGGCCGTCTTGCTCGCTTCGACCACGCGGCGCTCGGCCAGGTCGGGCCAGGACCCGTCTCCTTCCAGATCCAAGTCAAGAGTCAGCATCGTCGTTCCTTTCTGCGTTGGCGGCCGCGTCGAGTCGGCCTGGGTTCAATTGATTTTCCAGATAGCGAACGATCTCGTCTAGCGGGCCTTCCATCAACACGCGCTCCGTGACGATCGCAGTGACTTGGTGGCCGTGGCACTCGGCCCGAAAGACCACCGCCCGCCGGTAGACATCCTGCCACGATTCCAGCCGCTCGACGACTCGGCCGCAGCGGGAACACGTCACCTGAAATTGACCGCGTTCCAGGCCAGCGCCCATCGGGCCGAGTGAGACGTCGACAAGCTCCCCGGCCAGCGCAGACTCGCGCGCAACGCCGATGATCCGTTGGTCGTACTGGTTGTCGAATTGTACCCGGCCGATGTTTCTGGCTGCTTCGCGGCCTATATCGTCGAGGCTTCGCATGGCCGCTCGGAAGGTTTCCATCGTCAGACTAGAAGCCGTCCCAGAGTTGCTCGTCGTCATCGCGCGACGTCGGGCCTGGTCGTCGGCCACGCGCTCGTCGAATGTCGCGTTCTCGTTCCAAGTGTACTCGTGGTGCGGGGCCTGGCCCCAGCCGGAGAGCTCGTAGATGTGGTCGTCGCAATCCGCGCACAAGGCCGAGCGCCACCCGGCCGGAACCAAGTAGCGTCGGCCGCACATCGGGCAGAAAGTCCCCGGGGCCATCACGCGGGGCAGCGGTGATAGCTCGCGCCGGCTCGTCATCCAGCGACGTCGAAACGCCAAGCGACCCCCTGAAGAGTTACCGAGACGGGCCCAGGTGTAGTCGAAGGACCTTCCCCCGACTACTACGCCACCCGGCCCTGGGGCCCGTCTCGGTAACTCTTCAGGGGGTCGCTTGGC